GTCGAAAGATTGGGAGAAATCCATCGCCAGCGCTGAAGCGTGGATACTCATCGCACACATCAGACGCGTCACACGGCATCTCGCAAGGGATTGAGAAAGTTCAGTTAGTTTCGAATCAGACTCTCAGAGAAAGTTTGAATGCCGGCGTCAGCCAAGCGTCGTCCTGATATCTGCCATTGGAATATAAACGCGCTGCGGGTTGTCGGGATCCCCAAGTGGTTTGAAACCAAGGCTTTCGTAGAAGCCCCACCGCCTTTCGAAATGGTCGTCCTTGAGAACATCGAGTACGATTGCTGCTGCCCCCATCTGATCTGCGATGCCAAGGCAACGCGTCATCGCATCAACGAGAAGCGCTGTGCCAAGGCCCTGCCCCTGCATGTCATCGCGAACTGCGACTGCGCGGATATAAATCACGGGGATGTCAGGCACGCCGGCACGTTGCCATTTACCCGGACCGAGATTGGCGCGAACGGCCAGTGCACCAAGAGTGTAGAAGCCCAGAACTGCTGGATCTTCCTTTGCCGTCGCGATCCAGGCGGCAATCGTGCCGGTCTTGATTTGATCCGAAAGCGAGGAGATCAGGAAATTGTCGATTGGGCCAAAGCCGCAAGAAAAGGCGCTGCGGTCATGCAGCGCCTTGTCAAACTTCGCAATCACGAGGGTGGGTTTGTTCTCCGGTGCTTTACTTGGCATCCGTTAGACGGCCTTTGGAAGCGGCGGCGGCGCGCGCCAGTCCCATCACGACCTTGCCAGGCGCCTCAGTGGCGCTTCGAAAGGCCTCAAACGCCTCAACGGGCAGTATCGAGAGCGACAGCCGCTGCTCGACCTCCTGCGCACGTAAGAGCGCTGCCTGGCGGATGAAGTCAGCCTCTTGCAAACCGGTTGCTGCTGCGGCGGCCCGGATGCGAGCTTCATCTGTGCGATGCAGCCGCAATTCCTTGCGTGCCTCCATTTTGCCTGGGGTCGGTGTGATGTTTTCGGTGGCAAACATGATGGCTCTCCTTTGCGCGATTTCGTACGGTAAAAAGCCGTACATGTCAAGATATTACCCTAATGGCGAAGAACTCGATGCACACCCAACGTGAAACCATCCTGACCGCCCTGGCGGACCTGTTACGCACGATCCCGCATGTGCCTGTTCTGCGCGGAGAAGTTCTGCCGGAACGCATCCCACCCGCAGGTCTTATGATCCTGCGCGACGGCAATCCAGGTGAGCCCGGAGTGACGCTTTCACCGCTGATGTATCATTATCAGCATCGCACGGAGCTTGAGGTGATCGTGCAATCTGCCGCGCATAGGGACGCTGTGTTTGATGCGCTGACGGCGCAAATCGGCGCCGTCATCTCCGCCGATCGAACACTTGGCGGACTTTGCGACTGGGTGGAGCCTGAGGCACCTGAGTCCGTCGATCTACCAGTCGAAGGTGGCTCGAGCTTGAAGGCTGCCGTGGTGCTGGTGGTTTTGCATTACGCGACGGCGGATCCGCTGGGCTAGAGCTTAAACGTATCTGCACTGATCCGCTTGTACTCGCCGTCGACCTGCGCGCCTGAAGCAACCTCAAGTGTCTCATAGGCAAAGTTCGCCTTCACGCGGGCGCCAGTCTTGATGCTGACATTCAGCGCAGAAGCAGCGCCCTGCAAATCGCCATCGATGGTGAGTTGGCGTGCCCGTACTCGCCCACGTACACGTGCGGTGGAAGTCAGAACAACCGCATCAGCGGTAATGTCACCCATGATCTGTCCGCCAAACTCCAGGATGCCTTGGGAGACGATGTTGCCCTCGATGAGGATATCCTCGGCAATCACAGACCGCTTCCGGTCGGTTGCCGCGGTGGCATTGGGGGTATCGGAAGGCTTTGAGTTGAACATTCGAGTAATCCTTGAGGCAGCGCGGAATAGCTAGGCCGCCACTTTAGGAAAGGTCAAGCAGCACCGTCTGCATATCCAACCAATAAGGGAACATTACAATGGCACGAGCCCAAGGGGCGCGGGCGCAGATGGCGCTTGCGTTTGAGACGACCTATGGCACGCCGCCCGTCAGCGGCTTTACCAAAATGCCCTTCGCCAGCACCTCGCTGGGGGCGGAGCAACCGCTGCAGACATCGGAACTCTTGGGCTATGGGCGTGATCCACAGGCGCCGATCAAGGATGCAGTGACGGCGGACGGCAATGTCGTCATGCCAATAGATGCGGAAGCGTTCGGGTTCTGGCTGAAGGCAGCATTTGGGGCCCCTACAACCACGGGAGCTGACGCCCCCTATAGCCACGAGTTTCGCTCGGGAAACTGGGCACTGCCGAGCTTCTCGGTTGAGACCGGTATGCCCGAGGTGCCGCGCTTTGCGATATATTCCGGCTGCATGGTCGACAGCCTCAACTGGCAGATGGCGCGATCAGGCTTGCTGACTGCAACGGCCAGCATCGTGGCGCAGGGCGAGGAGATTGCCACGACCAGTGCGGCCGGATCGCCCACCAATATCGCGCTCAAGCGCTTCGGGCATTTCAACGGGGCGATCACGCGAAACGGCGCAAACATCGGCAATGTCGTCTCGGCCGACCTGACCTATGCCAACAACCTTGATCGCATCGAGACGATCCGGGCGGATGGCAAGATCGACGGTGCTGATCCGTCTATCGCCGCCCTGACCGGCAATGTCGTCGTGCGCTTTGCCGATCAAACGCTGGTGACCCAGGCGATCAATGGCGAGGCCTGCGAACTTGCGTTTTCCTACACGCTGCCCACGGGTGAGAACCTGACCGTCACCGCGCACGCCGTCTATCTCCCACGCCCCCGGATCGAGATCTCCGGTCCACAAGGCGTGCAGGCCACATTCGACTGGCAGGCTGCCAGCGATCCTGGGGTTGGTCGTATGTGCACCGTTACGCTGACCAACGACCGCGAGGATTACTGATGCTGCGATTAAACCTCTCCACGGAGCCGCGCTGGCTCGAACTCGGCCATGGTGTCCGACTATTCGTCGCACCTTTGACCACCGCCATCATGTTGGCCGCGCGCAGCGATCCGGCGATCATCGCCGCAGCGACTGATGCTGCAATCAACGCATCCAACGATGATCTTGCTCGTATCGTGGCCAAAGCCGTGGCGCGCATCGTCGTGAAAGATTGGGAGGGCGTTGGCGACGAGGACGGCGAGCCTCTGCCTCTGACGCCTGAGGGCATCGATGCCCTTTTAGAGCTCTGGCCGATCTTTGAGGCGTTCCAGACCACATACATCGCAGGCGCGCTGATACTGGACGCGGAAAAAAACGCCTAACCGCTCTCGCCGACTGGGAGTTCGGCGGGGGCGGTGAGTATTGCGCAGCGTGTCCCTCTGTTTGCGCGGCCTGCCCGCGCAGCCTGCATGCGCCGCGCACACTCGAGGGCTGGCAGATCTGGGATTTGGTTCAGCGCCTCGGCGGGCAGATCCGCGTTGCCGGCGGCATGAGCGGCGGTGCCGTTATTGGCTGGGACATGGGTGCGGCCCTACACCTCGGGGCGGCCCTCGGGGTCTCGCCCCTGATCATCGCAGAACTCTTGCCACCCATTGAGGCGGTGATGGTGCGCAAAATGTGCGAGCAAATGGGATCAGGCAGCCTCGAGGGGCTTAATACCTGAGACATCGATGGTCTCGCGGGCACGTGCCAGATCCCAGGCGCGCTGAAGGTTCATCCAGTACTCTGGCGTTGTCGAAAAAAAACGCGCCAAGCGCATCGCAGTATCAACCGTGATGGCGGTCTGGCCTTTGACGAGGCGCTCGATCCGGGTGCGCGGCACGCCAAGCTTTGCGGCAAGCGCGATTGCGCTCATATCCAGTGGCGTCAGATACAGCTCGGCCAGAACTTCGCCCGGGTGGGATGGATTGGTGATAAGGCTCATGTCAGGCCCTCCTAGTGATAGTCCACGATCTCGACCTGTGCAGGTCCTTGATCGGTCCAGATGAAACAGATGCGCCATTGTCCGTTGATGCGCACCGAATGTTGTCCCGCGCGATCCCCGCTCAGAGCTTCAAGGTGATTGCCCGGCGGAAACCGTAAATCTTCAAGTTCGACCGCCGCGTCTAATGCCGAAAGCATGGCACGCGTGCGTTTCACGATGTCGGCTGGAAAGCCTTTGCCAAAGCGGTCCTGGACCGCTGCAGCGGCAAGCTTTCCTCGTAAACTAACGATCATACCCCTACGTATCATGTGATGATACATTTTGCAAGGACGCCTTATGGCTGAAAAACGTGTCTCCGTCCGCCTCTCTGTGACTGGCGGTCGCCAGGTACGTGCCGAGCTGGAAGGTGTCGGTGAGGCGGGCACACGCGGGATGGGGCGATTGAGCCGCGAGCTAGACCAGGCAAACGCGCGGATGGCGGCCTTTGCGCGCCGTGCCAAGATCGCAGCGACTGCTGCTGCTACGGCGCTCGCAGGTGCTGTCGTTGCGATGACCCGCTCGACGGTCGCTGCCGCCAATGAAATCGGCCAGCTCTCACAGGTCGCCAATGCCAACCCAGAGCTGTTCCAACGCTGGGCGGCTGCCTCCGCCACGGTGGGCATTGAGCAAGAAAAGCTCGCCGATATCCTCAAGGACGTGAACGACCGTGTGGGGGATTTTCTACAAACGGGCGGTGGCCCGATGGCGGACTTCTTTGAGAACATCGCACCGCGCGTTGGTGTCACCGCCGATCAGTTCGCCCGCCTTTCCGGTCCTGAGGCGCTGCAGCTTTACGTCTCAAGCCTGGAGAAGGCAGGCGTCAGCCAACAAGAGATGACCTTCTATCTCGAGGCGATGGCGTCCGACACCACGCGGCTGATCCCGCTGCTGCAGAACGGCGGTGCGGAGATGACCCGGCTCGGCGCACAGGCGCAGGCGCTTGGGTCGGTGCTTGATGCGGATGCCATCGCCGCAATGCGTCGCTCCGAACTGGCGCTGGTCAGCATTGGCCAGGTGTTTACGGGCGTGCGCAACCGGATAGCCGTGGCGCTTGCCCCGTCGCTGGAAGCAGTCGCCAATGCGTTTGTGGCGCTGGCCTCTTCTACCAGCCCGATCAGCCGCGCGTTTGACGCGGTCCTGGCGAACCTTGACCGGCTCGCGATCTATGCGGGAACCTTCGCCACATTCCTCGCCAGACGCTGGGTTGCCGCGATGGCCGCCGCGGCGCTGTCTGTCCGCGGGCTCGCCACCACGCTGGTGGTCCTCAAGGGCGCGTTGATCCGCACTGGCATTGGCGCGTTGATCGTTGGCGCAGGCGAGCTTGTGTATTGGTTTACGCGCCTCACGTCAGGTGCCGGCGGCTTTGGCGAGGCCATGCGCCTCTTGAAGGATGTTGCTGTCGAGGTCTGGGACCGGATCAAGATGGGCGCCTCGGCCGCAGGCGCGCGCGCAACAGCGATGTTTTTTGATCTCAAATCCGATGCTGCCACCGGCATGGCGGGGGCGATTGAAAGCGTTGTCGCCTTTGGTAACGCCACAGCCAATACTTTTGAGGGTGCACTGCTCGCCGTCCGCGAAATCTGGTCGCGCCTGCCAGCTGTGATCGGGGATCTTGTTTACGCGGCGGCGAACCGGATGCTCGATGGCATCGAGGCGATGCTGAATGGTGCGATCGCCCGGATTGACGCCTTTACGGGCAAGATCCGCGATGCGCTGGCGGCTGTGGGCATCGAGACCACCTTTGGCGAAATCGGTGAAATGAGCCTCGGGGATATTGCCAACCCCTTTGCGGGGGCTTCAGCGGATGCAGGAACGGCTACTGCGGAGGCGTTCCGCCGAGCCTTTGCGGACAATCCGCTTTCGGCACCTGATCTGGGGCTTGATGGGATTGCCGCCGACGCGCTGGCCACGGCCAATACCTACCGGCAGGCCGCCACGGATCTTGCGAATGGCGCGACCGCACCGCTGAGGTCTTGGGCCGCGCTGCGCGATGCTGTTGCGGGTACTAGCGAGGACGGCGCTGCCGCTCTTGACGAGGCAACAGCCTCCGCTGACCGCCTGGCAGGAGCAATGGCCCAAGCCGGAGATGCCGTGGGCGGCGGCGGGTCTGGTGGTGGCGCAGGCGCACAGATTGTGACCGGCTGGCGCGCGGTCTCTGAGGCTTTGAAGTCCTATGCCAGTGATGCGCTGAACTGGGGCAAAGGCCTTGGAGAAACTTTATCCCGCGCCTTCTCTAGCGCCGAAAGCTCGTTCCGCAGCTTTGTCGAGACGGGAAAGCTCGACTTCAAGGGCCTCGTGCGATCAATCTTGGCAGATCTTGCCGTGTTGGCGTTTCGCCGCGCGGTGCTGGGACCCGTCGCCAATGCGCTGTCGGGTGCCTTTGGTGGCGGTGGGTCTGTTGCCGCTGCGGTCTCTCATGCGGGCGGCATGGTGGGGCTCTCTGGCCATACGCGGTCGGTCCCCGCAGCCGTCTTTGCTGCGGCCCCCCACATGCATGCCGGCGGTTGGGCAGGGCTGCGCCCAGATGAGGTGCCCACGATCTTGCAGCGCGGCGAGCGGGTGCTGTCCCGATCGGAGGTTGCGCGTGGTGCAGGCGGCAGTATCCCCGTTGCTGTCCATCTCAATGTTGATGCGCGCGGCGCGCAGTTCGGGGTGGCTGAACAGCTGGCAAGCGTGTTGCGCAATGCCCAGCCCGAGTTCGAGCGGATTGCGCTGGCCGCTGTGGGCAATGCCATGCGCCGGGGGCGACTGGCATGAGCGTCATTGTGGAGCTGCCGCGCACCTGGGTTGCGAACCTCGAGCGGCGCTTGGTCACGGCCACCAGCCAGACACCGTCACCGTTTACGGGCAGCATGGAGGTGCAGGACTGGGGTGGGGAATGGTGGGAATATGATATCGAATTTGCCGCGCAATCAGGACCGCTGGCGCGGTCTGTCTCTGCGGCCCTGACGGCGCTTGGCTCTGGCCGGGGCCTGCTGCTTTTTGCCGACCCGTCAATTGAGCCAAAAGGGCTGACGCAACCGGTCACGCTGGCAACGCCAATCACGGGCGGCAACGTCATCCAAACACTCGGCTGGCCTTCTGGCCTGCCTGCCGTTGCCTCGGGTGACTTTCTCTCCATCGGTGCCGCGCGCGACACGCGCCTGCACCAGATCGCCTTCGATGTAACAGCGGATATCAATGGGTTCGCAACACTGACGATCTTTCCAGCCATGCGCAGCGCGCTGCCCGCCAACACAGCTTTGGAGGTGAACAGACCGCAGGTGCTGCTGCGCCCTACCACCGCGGTTCCCACCCGCATCGCGCGTGTAGCGCGTCACCGCTTCACACTCTCCGCACGCGAGGCCATTTGATGAGCCGCGACATCACGGCGGCATTGGCCGATGCGCTTGACGCCGCGGATCTCAGGCCTGCGATCTTGTTTGAAGGCGTCTTCCCATCCGGCACGGTGCGGATCTGGACTGGGGCTGGTCCTGTGGAATGGGACGGCAAGACCTGGACCGGCGTCGGCGTGCTTTTGGGGCTTGGGGCTCTTGAGGAAACCTCGGATGTTGTGGCCTCTGGGACCACGGTCTCACTCTCTGGCGTACCGCTTGATTTGGTGGGGCTTGCGATTGATGAAGCGCGCCAGGGTCAGCCAGGGCGCATCTGGCTGGCCCTTCTGACCGAGGATCGTCAGATCATCGCCGATCCCGTGCAGGCCTTCACCGGCCGCCTTGATGTGCCGGAGATCCAGGAAGATGTGCAAAGCTGCCGGATCACGATCAGCTATGAAAGCCGGCTCATTGATCTCAATGTGCCACGCAACTGGCGCTACACCCATGAAAACCAGCAGGTGCTCTTTACGGGCGATCTCGGCTTTGCGCATGTCACCGCGATCCAGGACCAAGAGATCACCTGGGGGCGGGGATGATGGAACGGAACAGCGTTGTCATCCACATGGCCGTCCGCGTCCCACATTGGGAACAGCTGTTTGCCGCCGCTATAACTGATGCCCGCACGCGCCCCTTCGCATGGGGCCAGCATGATTGCGCGACTTGGGCCTTTGATCTGCGCCGGGATCTGACAGGCGGGCCGGACCATGCCGCCCTCTGGCGGGGGCGGTACCGCACGCCCCTTGGCTGCCAGCGGGTACTGCGCCGGCTGGGCTGGCACAGGCTTGAAGATGGTGTGCGCGCCCTGCTTGGAGAACCGCTGCCCGATCCGCGCCTTGCACAGCGCGGGGATATTGTTTTGGGCGGAGAGCCTGAGGCTTTTGGCGTGTGTATCGGCGCGCGGGCAGCCTTCGTCGCGCCCGAGGGGCTTGTGACCCTGCCGCTGAGCTCTTGCCGTCTCGCCTGGAGAACCTGATCCATGCCACCCATTATTCTTGGCGCCGTCGCACTTGGCGGTGCGGCGATCGCGGCGGGCGGCGTGGCGGCCGCTTTTGCAGCGACGGGTTTGATTGGCTTTGCCGCCAACTTCGGCGCGTCGATGCTGCTCTCGGCGGCGGCACAATCCATGATGCCCAAGCCATCTGTGGGCCAGATCGCCTTGCAGGCCCGCACGGTGACCGTGCGCGAGCCGGTGATGCCGCGCCAGATGGTTTATGGTCGGACCCGCAAGGGTGGCGTGATCACCTTTCTGCATTCGACAGGGGACAAGGACAAAGACCTGCACCTCGTCGTGGTGCTGGCCGCCCACCGTGTGAAGTCGATTGGCGCGATCTACTTCGAGGGTGAGATGGCGGTGAATGCCGCAGGGGTCGCGCAAGGCCGGTGGGCGGGCAAACTCGCAGTCGAGAAACGCCTCGGGCATGACGATCAAAGTGCATTCGCGGGCCTCATCGCGGCAGCACCAGATCTCTGGACGCCCGCGCATCGGTTGGCCGGCTGTGCTGCGATCTATCTGCGACTGACCTATGATCCGGATGCCTTCCCGAGCGGGATCCCGAACATCACGGTCGATATGGAGGGCAAGGACGATATCCTTGATCCACGCATTGGCGCGCGCGGCTATACTGAGAATGCAGCGCTTTGCGTGGCTGACTACATGGCGCATCCCATCTATGGTATTGGGGCGGGCATCGGTGCGCCGGACGGGATCGAGACCGACAGCCTGATTGAGGCGGCAAACATTTGCGACGAACAGATCGTGCTTGCAGGCGGTGGTACCGAGCCACGCTACAGCTGCAATGGGGTGGTCTCGCTATCAGAGACGCCCAGACCATTATCGAGGCAATGCTGACCGCCATGGCCGGGCGCTGCATCTGGCAGGCCGGCCAATGGCGCATGCGTGCAGGCGCCTACCGGATACCATCAAGCCTGCTCACCTCCGATGATGCGCGTGAGGGTGGCATGACGCTGACAACCCGCCAAACCCGCGCTTCAAACTTCAACGCGGTGCGCGGCCAGTTCGTGAGCCCGCAGAATAACTGGCAGCCTGATGACTTCCCGGCCTATGCCTCTGAGACCTACCGGTTGGAAGACGGCGGCGAACAGGTCTGGCGCGATATCGCGCTGCCCTTCACGATCTCGGCGGCAATGGCGCAGCGGTTAGCCAAGATTGAGCTGGAGCGCGCACGGCGGCAGATGCGCGTGCGGTTCTCGGGAAAGCTCAAAGCCTGGCGTGTGGCCGCAGGCGAGACGACGCTTATGCGCTATTCCCGCTGGGGGTTTGGCGGGCCAGATCCAAATGATGGCAAACCTTTTGAGGTTGAAGCTGTGCGGTTGGACCTGACGCAGGTGGGGTCCGGTCCGCGGATTGCGCCAGAGCTCTTGCTGCGCGAGACCTCTCCGCTGGTCTATGACTGGGACGCCAGCGAGGAGCAGATCTATGCAGCCGCCCCGCGCACGACGCTGCCCTCGGCCTTTGACATCGCACCGCCTGGTGCGCCGCAGGGCGAGGAGGAGCTCTACGTCACGCGGGACGGCTCGGCGGTAAAGGTGTTGTTGCGCGTGCGCTGGACTGCAGCCCAAAGCGGGTTTGTCGAAAGCTACCAGTTCGAGGCCCGCCGCGATGGGGGCGCGTGGCAAGATTACGGGCGGACGAGCGGCACGCTGATGGAGCTGCGCGATATTGCGCCAGGCCAATGGGACTTCCGCGTCAAAGCCGTGTCTGTGCTGGGGGTCTCGTCCCCCTGGCGCGAGGGCACGCGCGAGGTGGTGGGGCTGACGGCACCGCCGGCGGTCCTCGAAGGTCTGACCATCCAGTCGGCAGGCGGGCTCGCCGTTCTCAAATGGCAGCGCGCGGTGGATGTGGATGTGCGCGTGGGTGGCAGCGTCATCATTCGCCACAGCAAGGACGCAAATGCCTCTTGGGCGAACTCGACGCTGATGGACCGCGTCTCGGGCGGCGAAG